CTTCTACATCTACAGTATTAACATTTTTCCATGCTCCTAATGCAAAAATATCAGCTTCTACTTTACTATCAAATTCTATAACCTCTCCTCTATCTTCTGCTTTTTTTAAAGCTTCAGCACCGCTTAATTCTATCCAATTATTAGGGTAGCTTGCTTGGTTTTCATCATCTTTAGGAAATAATGTAGGAACAACTAAAAACTTTCCATCTTGTTCAAATGTTGTCATTAAATGTGAAGACACAGTTCCATCTTTATTGTGACGCTGTCCTCTTCTCATGTTTTGAGCTTTCAACGATTTTCCAATAAAATCCATATCTGTATTTGCACCTTCTATTTCGCTAGAATTAAGCATTAAGAAGTTTTGTAATTCAGAAACCTGACCTTCAGCACCTACACCAAACACAGGGTCTATGTCTATTGTTATTTCTGCAGTTCCATCTGTAGTACGAGCTGTAACTGAACCATAAGATTTTTGAAAAACAAATCCATACTTACCAAACTGATTACTTAATGTCTGAATAGTAGCACTATTATCATCTTCATTTATTAAATCAGTATTTATAATTTGTAATTCTTTTTCAAGTAACTCTTTATCTTTAAAAGGTTTTCTTTCTTCTAGAAAATATTTTCTATTATTAACATCAAGTTTTTCTGTAAAAACTGTTCTAGTGTTTTTTTCAGACAACTCTTTTTGTTCTTTAAGATATGCGTCCATATCAGCATCTCTTTCTTCAACAGAGTTGGCTTGATTTGGGTATTTAAGAGCAACTTCTTCAGCTATAAGTTTGTTAGTATACTCTCTGTCTTTTCTACTTGCTGTTCTAGCATAGTCAATTTGTTCAGTTACAGACTCTGCACTTGTACCATCACCAAAAGGATACATTCCTAATGTTCTATTAGGGTCATTATAACCATCAACTCTAGTATCTTTTGGGTTATATTTTTGTGGGGGAAGATTGCCATCTTTATCTAACTTAACTTCCTCTATATAACGAGGTGCATTTGGGTCTGTTGATTGTGGTGCTGTTCTTTTTAATTCTTCCTCACTAGGTCTTTCTCTGATTGTAGACTTAAAAGTTTGAGGAGCTTCTTCTGATAGTAATTGACCATCTTCCAAAATTCCATCGCCATTCTCTTGTAAATTTTCTTTTTTTTTTACCGGAACTGTAACGCCTAATAATTCAGCAAAATCATTTTCATCTCCATTATAACCTGTAGACGTAAAAGATTTGTATCCGTCTTGAAACGCATCATCATTAGAAGACATCAATCCTTTAAAATCTTCTTTAGAACCTCTATAGCCTGTTTTTACAAACTCTTTATATAAATCTTGTAATGCTTGTTCATTAGCCATTAATCTGTTGTATTATAATTTGCTCCATTAATACTTGTGTTAGTGTTGCTAGATGTAGAAGATGATGTAGAAGGAACTCCATCCCCACCATTCCATTGTTCTTCTAATTCTTTAGAATCAATACCTAAAGTTTTTCCGTAAACAGTTTTCATAATATTAGTTCCATTTACCAATTTATTTACTTCATTCTGAGTCATCGGTGGCTTATTTTGCTTTTTATTATTTTCAAGCTTATTAATAAGTTTTACGACTTGAGCTTCAGGTGTGTTATTATTTATTAGTAATGGCATAGATGTTGTACCGGGAATGTTAATTTTAATATAATCAACACCATAAGCACCTTCTGCAGGTTCTATTAACTCTACCGAACTATCTGAAAATCCAAAATTAATAAATTCGTTTTCAATTGCAGAAGTTTTATCTGATTTGAATTCTTTTTTGAATTTATTTATTGCACCTTCTAATTTTTCATCATCACCTAAAATAGTTCTATTTTGTAAAGTATCTTCAAACTTCGGAGTTGTTCTAGTTTGTCCACCAAATGAAATTTCGTCAGAAACAAGAGATGGAGTTGACATAACACCCTGATTATCAACTGCCCATGATTTAAACGCTTTAGAGTTTTTAGCATTACCTAAATCAAATCCACCAAACTGTGTAGATGCTTGAGTTAAGAATGATGTTGGAGTCATACCTTTACTTCTATCTAAAGTAAATTCTGTTGTATTACCATTTTTATCTGTTGAAGATAAGGTTAATGTACTTCCGTCAGTACTTAATAAATTATACTTAACATCGTTCTTACCTTCAAAATAAACTAATGCATCTTTTATTTCTTGTTCATTACCATTAAATATTTTACCTGTTTGTATAATACTTTCATTTTCTTTTCTACTATCTGTAAAGTTTTTGTTTTTATTTATTTTGTCAGATACTGTAAAATCAGTTTCTGTCCTACTCATTTTACCTCTAACTTGTTCTAGAAGTTTATCAGATACAACTTTTTTTAAGACTTTTCCTTGCTCACTATCTTGGTCAAATTCCCATACACCTCTAGAGTTTCTTCTTAATGGTATATTGTTTCCTCCTTTTCCTTTAGGATTATTTTTACCTCCAATCGTACCGTCTAAATATTCATATTCATATCCTGTTAAGTATGTCCCTAGTATAGCAGATGTTGCATCAGGGTTTACTAACTGAGCTTTTAAATAATCACCAATAGAATTCTGAAAGTTTTTATTTTGCCATGCATCGTCAACACTTGATAAGCCATCAACATTAGCTAATTTAAATTCTTTAGCTGCAAATCCTACACCTGATTCTATAATTTTTTTTACATCCGGCATAGCAATTAACCTAGCATTATTGTTAACCATACTTCTTAAACCTAATGTATCATTAGAGTCAAAACCACCTTGCCCATCTTTCCTAGCCATAAAACCATTTCCAAACTCATCAACCTGTAATCCGTATTGTGTTAAGTTTGAATATTCTTCATTTTTTGCTCGGTCACTAGCACTTTGCATAGATAAATTCCCTGCATTAAATTGCTTTGCAAACTCTGCATCATACTGAACTTTCTGTTTTGTAAACTGAGACATTAGTTGTTGTGTATTACCTAAGTTTTGTCTTTCAACCGTATAGTCTCTAAGATTTAAACTACCATCTTGTAATCTTCTATCTTGACTTAGTCTTTGTTGTGATACTATATTGGCAAAATTTAATGCTTCTGTTTTTAATAAATCATTATCGGTTTCAGGAAGTGTAAATATTTCTTCATCAAATTTAGCAGATTCATCTTTAATACTTTGTTTTAAAGTATCTCTTCTTTCTATCTCATCCTTTAATCTATTACTAACCGATGTTCCAACATCTGCCCAATTAATTCTATCTTCAGGGTCTCTTTTAACATATCCGTAATTAGTTGCCATGTTTTATCCGTTATTTAATAATGCGATTATCTGTTCTAATTGACTAGCGTCTAACCCTAAACCACCTAATTTGCTTTTAATGTTATCCGTTTGCAACCCTGCTAATTGATTTACTTTAGGAGGACTATATAAAGTTGTGTTTCCTTTAGTAGGGTCAAAAATATTTTTCATATTACCACCCGACAATTTAGTCTTTAAAAATTCATTAAGTTCTGTACCTGATAAACCTGCAATTTTTGTTACGTCATCAGCATTCATTCCATATGTTTCAGGTTTAAAATCTGCTCCACCAATTTTTGTTTGCAAATCAACTGCACCTGTACCACCTAATTGTTTAACTTGTGCTGATTTCTGATATAAAGGAACTCCAAGCTGTATACCTTGCATAACGGTATTTCCTAAACCTTTTACAAAGTCTCCCTTAAAAGCTGTAGCTTTTGCTTCAGCGTCTGCAGCTTTTTGTTGTGCTCCGGCAACCTCACCTAAATCTAATTGTGTTCCTATATCTAATAATCTTGTTTCTTCATCTGCAATTTCAAGGTTTAATTTATCCACCTCTTTAGCTTCTCTCATTGAAATTTTTTCATTCCCTGCCTGAAGAGCATTAACTACATTTTGCACATTGCTTCCCGCCCTGTCTTGACCTGAAGTTAATTGCACATAAGATTCACCAACTGTAGCAAGATTATCTCTTTCTTTATCATATATATCTGTATTGACGCTAAGTTCTTCATAAGTATTAACATCTAGTCTATCTCTTGCAGATTCCATGTATTTGTTAGCTTCGGTTTCTGCACCCTCCATTATTTTTCTTTGCTTTGTAGCTTGTGCACCTGAAGCTATAGTTGTTCCTGCTGATACTGCTAATGCAGTTGCTGCTAGAATTGTGGTTATTGCTGCCATTTTATAATTTTTTTATCATCTCGTTTATATTTTGTTCTTCACCTATATAACCATTATCTTTATAGATGTTTATTAAAGATGGACTTTTAAGTATTGTATATGCATATGTGCAATCTGTTTCTCTTGCTACATCTGTTAATGTTTGTACTAACAAATTTAAAGCGTCTTTTCTATGAGGCTTTTCTTTAAAATTCTTATTAGACACAACCCATTCTATCCATGCAACCTTACTATTTGTTTGAATAATAAAACCTGCACAAACAGGTGTACCATCCCACTCTACCATAATACCACCCAATCCATTGAGAGGTAAAAAATCTTTTACAGGTGGAATCCATTTCCAATCTTCCCACCATCCAACTAAAATATCATCATAGTCGTTTTCTTTAAGCACTCTTACATTAAATTTCATTTAAAGCAAAGATAGTAATTTTAAGGATAACTTTTCATCACATTAGATTCAACAGCAAATAATTCTATAGCAGTAGTAGAACTGTTAGTTAATTTAAACCTACCATAATGTCCTAGCACTCCATATGATTCTGCTATTTGGTTTTTTACTGCTGCAAAATACAAACTACCCGCAGGTATTACAGCAGCTCCTGCAGCATCAATAGTAAGACTTACTATGCCATTAATAGGAGCATAGGCTATTGATTGTATTTTCCCTGCGTAAGTTAATTCAGGTGGTGTTGCTGTTAAATTACTATGATATAAAAAGTCATTGACATTAATTTGTGGATTAAGATATGTAGCTAAATCACTTTGAATACCAATGTCAAATTGTACAATTGGATTTGCAACTGTTCCTCCCCTTAAAGTACTGTTTGTTATTCCTAGTATAGAACGTAAAGGATATTGACCTGCGTCAATTGGAGTACCAACACCTTCTACAGCACCTTCAGTTCTTAGATAAGCAAACCATGCTCCTTCTTTTTTAACAAAAGATGTAGAGTTAATAAAACCTGTTAACTGCATGTCACTAAAAAAATCTACAGTCCATGCAGCATCAGACTCTAAGCTGATAGTTTTAAATATAAAATTTTCTAAAGGTGATTCATTAAATACACTTGTAATTTGAGAATTATAATTAACACCATAATAAGAATTTCTTACTTCATTGGTGTTATGACGGTAAAGATTACCTTCGTTAAACGAATAGAAGTAATTATTCATACCTATCATAAAATCAGGATGATACGAATAAAAAGAAGGAAATCCTTGAACTCCTTCACTATAACTCAATGTATAATTTGTACAACTCATAATTTATTTTTTAAGGGGGACATGTTCCAACAGCTATTACAACTCCATTAGCATCTACCTGCATATAACCATTAGCAGTAATATCATTAATTTTGTAGTATCCGGCAATAGGACTTCCACTAGAAGCAAATTGATTAGTATAAACAAAACCATTTACTTGTATTTGTGTTAAAGTTATATTTGTTTGATTATTTGCACCACCAAAAAACACACTATCTGATGTTCCTACCGCATTACATGCATCTACAGCATTTGCAAATCTTGTTGCATTAAAAGGTATTGCAGGTAATAATTGTGGACATGTAAGTGTAAAACGAAAATTAATACCTCCCGGTATATTCGGAGGTACAAAAATAGTAATATCAACATCTTGTAAAGGTAATGTGTTTGAATTTTTATTTATATTCCCACACCAATTATCAAGAGCAGCACCTGTATTATAATTTGTAGTTGAATTTACAGTATACCCTACGTTACCACCTTGAACCCATGCAGTTCCACTCCATGTAAATGTCGGTTGATTGGTATACACAGTACCCGGAACAGGAGGTGTTGCTGATGCATCTCCTATCCATATAGGATTGCTATTACCCGGTGATTTATAACCTTCATCATTAACCCAATTATTATATATTGTAGCATTATGAACTATTTGAATACCTATAAAATCATTATTTAACGACTGTATAAAAGGTCTTATAACTCCTACCCCTGTACCTGTGTTTACTTTCATCTCATAAACTCCGGGTGTATTACTTGTAAATTGAAAACTACCTTCACCTGCTCCCGTTGGATTAGGAGAACAAGCTTCATCACATGCAGGACATACTGCTTCTCCTAATAAAAAACCTCCTGTTTGTTGACGATATTTTCCACCAAAGGAATACCATCCATTTGGTGCTAACGTAGTCAAATCTACATCTGTATATATTTTAGTTGCATTTGAAAACGTAGTTCCGTCTAAATAATAATTTACTGTTATACCCATAATTTAATTTTTAACATCCACAACATGCGTCAGACGCATCTGTTGATGAATAACACATTTGTAGTTGAGTAGATGACCTCAAATCATACACTAAATATAAAAACCCATCTGTATTGTTTGGCATTGTAAAAGTACCAAAATATTTTGAAGGTGCTAATGAAACATCTGTAGTTAAAAATTGACCCGCTGCAGTAATATCAGTTATTAACTGAGCTATATTTGCCGGATTGTTTTGATAATCAAGATTACTTCTTAAATAACCAAACTTATCTTGAGATACATTAAAGACATAATCATCATTTGGTTTTTTAACCGTACCTATTTGAACTGTAGATGTATTAACAGGAATTGACGCAGTACCTTGAGCTCCTGTAGTTGATATATAACTTGAAACTAAAGGAACTGAATTACCTGTGACAAATGGTACTTGTTGTGAAATTAAAGGTCCGCTATATGTACCAATTGAATAACCATAATATCTAGTAATTAATGCATTAGCATTAACATCACTTGTTACTACAATAGTTCTTACTGTTATAGTTGGTGCAGCCGGACAACTTACTGTTAAAGCAACAGCTTGAACATTAGAAACGTTAGCTCCAATTGTTACAGTTGCTGTTGTATTTGTTATATTTTGTTTATCAAAAGTTAATGAGCCTGCAGCGGTATTTGATGGTGAATTATATGTAACACCATCATAAACTACTGTAACACCCCAAGATGCACCCGGAGCAATCAATCCTGCTGTCCAAGAAACAGTTACAATTCCTACTGAATTTCCTAGTTCTACAGTAAAAGTTTTGTTTGAGCCTACAACTAATAAATTATATTCTACTGTAACACCACAATTTTCTGTTACAGCTGATACAGGTAAAGCAATACAGTTACTTCCTAAAACAAACTCATTCATATACGGGTCATAACCACCTAATTTTTGAGTAGCAAATCCATCTATAAACAAATCTCTAAACCATCCTCTCATTCCATTTTCAGAAATAACAGTTAATTTTTCATTCTGTGCACTTGTACCTTTAAGCTGTAAAACAGCACCTCTCTTAGCGTCAGTAAAATATTTATCAAATCCATAACACACAAAGCTTTCAGGATTATTACTTATACCATATACTTCTTCTCTTGCAATTTGAGTTCCTAAAACTTCAGGATTAGTTGTTATAGCACCACCACCGGCAGCATCAGAAATTAAATTTTTACCTGCTAATACATAAGAAATTTTATCTTCTTGTAACACAAGTATATCTGTCTTACGACCAAATAATTTTTGAACAGGACCAAATGAATCTTCTAAGTTTTTAAAATTCTGAGTACTAAAATTAAATTCATTTAATCTATTAATATTAGCTTCATCACTAAATCTTCCACTAAAAGTTAAATCAGCAAATCTATGTGCTTCTCTATAATCTTGTTCAGCTACCGTTATAACTCTATTGCCAATAAAAACTTCAGGTCCTGCTATTGAATCTCTTATCTGTATACTTTCAGCACCATTACCAAATGCATAACAATTGAATAGTGTAGACTTAATAGTACCTGAAACAACTGTAGTTTGTGTTCTATTACCTGCTAAAATTTGTGCAGCTGTACCACCGCCATGTAAACCTGAAGAAGATATAATAGGATAACTTTGGTCTCCTTCATACCACACATCTTCTAATGCTGCTTGAGGTTCTGTTTCAAAGATAATAGTATCGTCAGTTCTAAATATTGTATATTGAACAGTTGCTGAAGACCTACGTTTAGAAGTTTGACCAATACCTGAGCAAGAAGTTGTTCCTGTAGCAGTCATAAATATTTCGCCATTTGTAAGATTAGTACAAAAACTATATACATTCTTATCTATATTACCACCATTCAAAGGAGTCATGCCCGCTTGTGCTCTTGTTGGTAAATCACCTACAGGAAATGTATCTGAAACTGCAGTTTGATAAACATTTTGAGGAGGACTACCTGCTGACGTAGAACCGCCTGTCCATGAACCATCATCTAAATATTGTGTTAAATTTTCTCCTAACCAAAAATCTATTATATTAGCATATGCTGCGTTTGAAACAATATTAATTTCTAATTCATAAATTCTTCTTTCACAACTATTATTTCCGTCTCCTGTACCTCTTCTTTTAAAATCCCACTCTAATTTAACTTTTGAACCTGCAGGGATATCTATAGCTGCAACAGGATTAGCTCCACCCGGATTTTGAGACATACTTATAGCTACATAAGAACTTGTTCCCGAATTGTCTGTAAATGTTGATTCTTTTCTACTAAATGTAGAGTTTGGGTCTACAACAGCATTAAAATCATTTGTGTTCATTTTTGCATACACACCCGCAGGTATAGATAATACACCGGGTAATGTAATAAAATCTTTTTGTTGAGCCTTTTTTTCTAATATTACAGTAGACGCACATCTTAATAAAGCACCACTAGTATCAGCTTTAACCCTTAGTCTAGTTCCTTCAGAAACTTTTTGAGCATTTTCTCCTTCTAATAAAAAATATGTAGCAACACTACTTGGGTCATTGAAAAACTGATTGCAATAAATAGTTTCATATGCACCCGCCGATGGTTTTAAAACAAATTTATATCTTTTTGCAAAAGACGGAGGTTTCATATCCACAGGTATATCAACCGTAATAGTGTTTTTGGTATCAGATAAACCGCAAGAAACATGAACAGTAGAGTTTGGAGCTAGTATAGCTGTAGAAGAACGATTAAAATCATCCATATAAACTATACCAACAGAATAATCTCTATCACTATGCAAGCTTTCTGTTTCGCTTATGTCTTGCCATGTAGCAGACGCTATAGTAGTAGTAAAATATTCATATACAGTATTTGTTGGAGTATTAATATTATCAACCCAAACCATAGCGGGAAATTGAAAAGAAACACTATTTCCTGCAACTGTAGTTTGTATAGCACCAACACCCGGATATACAACACCTGAACCAATTCCTGAAGTATATGCAAACAAAGTATCTAATGTATTTGGCATGTCACAATTCCATTGGTCTGTCCATGTTGTTCCTAATGTACAAGCGTTTGCAATTGATTGATTTGTTCCTGTTGCACCAACTAATGATTGAAACTCAGTTGAGGTTATCATGGCATTTACACTTGGATAACTTGTAGCTAAAGTAAATACAAAGCTCATTGCAACATTAGTAACCGTAGAACTAGGAGCTGTACCACCACTAAAACTATCATGAGTAAACGTAAGGTCAAATGTTAATTGTGCACCTGCTTTTAAATCTAAACCACTTAAATCTAAAGTTGTAATAGCCTGTGATATAGTAACCGAACTATCTATAGTATATGTTCCATCAGTAAATGTTGGTGTAATATTCGCAACACCTATTGATTCTGAAATTAATGTAGGTGTATAAGAAAAATTACACACATCGTTGTTTACGTCAACTAAATTATATCCTTCATAATAATTTCCATAAGTTAAACGATTACCTATTAGTGTTTGTGCTTTAGCTAATAATGGAACATTGTCATATAAACGTCCTAATTGGTCTGAAGGCAATACTGTAAATATTTGATTAGAATCAAAAACAATACTAACATCTTCAAGGTCATTATATCCTTCTTGTATTTTTACAAATTTATCTATAACATTTATAAATGTACTTCCTGATTCTTTAAATAATACTTCTATTGATTTTACTAATTCACCTCCTGTATTAAATGATATATCAACAGTATTTCTATTGTTAATCATTCCATCGTTAAGTATGTCTCCGTTTAATAAAAAACCTTTAGGTAAAAAAGCAGGCTTAGACCATTGAGATGTAGCTGAAAAATCATCATCAGAATATTCATATCTATAAGCAAAACATAAAAACTTGTCTTCTAAATAATTATTACCCGCTTGACTTTGTATTAAAGTTATAGAAGGACTAGCAACAGGTGGTTTTTTAATAACCAATATTGATTCAGCTGTAAACACATCTTCATTACCAAAAGGATTTGGATAGTTTCTTTTTACATTAAAAAATCTTGGAGGATTAATGTTGTCAGTAAAAAATATTAAATCTTCTACTTTATTAATTCCTGTAATTAAATTAGCCGGATTAAAGTTTAATGTAGTATTAAAACCGAGACCATCATCCATACTAATAATGTGATATGTTGTTGCAGAGTTTAATTCATCGTAAGAAATTATTAAATCTATCTTACCTGTAGCACCTACAGTATATGCAGGGTCATGTACAAAGAAATAAATTGTTTCTTCAGCACCATCTTCATAAGCTCCAATGCATCTTGCCGATGTACTTAAAAGAACATCTTCAAATGATAATGATGTAAGTTTTGTATTTCCTTTTGAGTTTTCTACTGAACCTATTTCTGAAGCCTCAGTTGACCCAAGTCTTACATTTAATGCGTCTATATATTGTCCATTAGGAATTAAGCGTTCATCAACGCTTTTATTCATTTTACCTTGTATAAAATTTCTTTGAGTAGTAGCCATATATTACTTTATCCATTTATCTTGACCTCTCATGTTTTGTATAAGACGTCCCGGATGAATATTACTTAATCTAATTTTAGCGTTTCTTAATAAAGAGCTTTTGTTTTTTCTAGCTCTATTAACAACATATTCTTGTACGCCTAATTTACTATTTAATATAGCATATTGTATGTATGCGTAAACATAATCTTCAAAAAATTTATTAACCTCTACTTTACTATCGTCACCATTTTCCATTCCATCAGATATATATTCTAAAATACATAATTCATTATTCATAGCTGAACTAAAATTAATAACACCTGCTTTTTTATCAATACGAAAAGTAGGATTAATATTAGCTGTTTCAGTATTTAAACCCCATGCAGTACCTATACTTCTTTCAAATGCCCATGCACCATTAATATTATAACCCATTTGTCCGTTAAATGGAGAGTTTTGATTCATATACATAGTTCTTTGTCTACTTGCTAATCTTTCTGTTGTAAATTCTGAATTTTCAGGTTTTAAAATATTACCATTTTGGTCAAATAATATGTTAGCATCATTGTCTTGTAAATATGCTGAAGCACTATTAATCTGAATGTTTTCTTGTAAAGGTCTTAAAACTCCATTTCTAGATAATGAAATTCTAACCCAACTTACATAATCAGAAGGAAGAGTAAATCTTAGTTGGTCTCCTACTTGTAACTCTAACGCTTTAACTTCTTGAAACGCATCATAGTTTAGCTCCATAACAGCTCGTTTAGCATGAAATAATATTTTGTATCTTTCTTCGTTATTTACTAATGAATGATTTCCATCATACATTAATAAAAAATTAGTTACTATGTCAGCCAAACTAACATATTGATACGAACCCCAATTAGCATCCTGTGGATTTGTATTGTCATTTGTCCAATATTTATATTCTGATATATATGCCATTATTGTTCGTCTTGGTTTTCAATTTGTTCTTGTCCTAAAGCGAATTGAACTACTTCAGGTTCTCTAATTTCCATTCCTGCAAATTGTAATATTTTATTTACTAAGTCTTGAAAGTAATCTAACGGAAGTTCAAAGTCTTGATAACTTGTAGTTATACTAAATTGTGGTTGTTGTGCTGCTCCTAAAGATACATACGTCCACATAGGTGTTTCAGGATATCTTATATATTGAGCTTGTACCTGTCCTTGTGCAACAATAGATGGTGGAAATACTGTTAAAAAACTTCCTTCTGTTGTATATGCAGGGTAGGTTGTTGTAGGTGCTGTATATATAGAATTATTTAATAAATTTATTTTACTATGACTTGCTCTTTCAGCTTCTCCTGTAAATGTTGTACCTGCAGCATCATAACATAAAATTTTATTTATAAAATAAAAATCAGAACCTGTGGTATTAACAGATGGCATCAGATATATATTGTTCGGACCGGTAGTTAATGGAGCTGTTACTGAAAACATATCTATAACTTCTACTAAACCTTTTTTAATATCAGCATAACCCGTTCCTTGCTGTCTTACATTTTCTTTATTTATTTGATTGTTATATTGATAAAACACATCTTCAAATAAATCTAATTGAGCTTGTTGTGCGTATAAATTAAAATCATTAGGCGTTAAATATCCATAATTATTCTTATTTAATACAGCTAAAACAGCCTCATATACTTGTTGAATCATTTGTAATCTTTTTCACAAAGATAATGAAAAAAAAAAGAGGCTTAATTATTAGCCTCTTCTTAAATTATTTACTTTCTAATCGTTTTTCTAAAAGCTTTAGAGCTTCTATACCATCGTCAGATTGTAAGAATGAAGCTATTATAAACAAAGGGTCTTCACCAAATGGTATAGTTATCATTCTTTTTTTATTAGAGGTTGTATTAAAATGTACATCTCTTTTATTATTCTTAAATACAAGTAATTTATTGTCTATAAATAACTGAACTTTTGATTGTAATTTTAACATAGGGTCATTAGTCATATTTAATAAATCAGCAGGATGTCTTCTTGCAAATACAAGCATATCTCTTTTTAGTTCGGATGTAGACATTTTAGATATATCTCCAAATAATACTCTACCAATCATTTCTAATTGTTGCAAAGTCATTTGTCTTGCTAAAATTAACGCATCTACTTCTGCATTCATTATATCAACATCTTCTTGAGCTTCTCTTGCTGTATTTATTTCTTCAAATTGTTTTCCTAAAGCAGGATGCATATTTAAAAACTCTTGTAATACTTGATTTGTTCTAGGTACTTGTAACATACCATCTTCAAAAATAATAGGGTCTAAAACCACATTTCCATCTTGCTTATCTATAAATGCAGATTTTTGATTTTTAGCATAACGAAGAGGTCTATTAATACCTTGCTCTTCATCAAAATACATTAAGGGAAATCTTTTGCTATGTTGGGATGCCAACATGTAAGATAAAGGAGTTTTATCTCCTACTAGTCTGTAGACTTTGTCTACGAATTGTTTTTTGTTCATTTTATTATAATTTAATTAAAGTTAAAAAAAAGGGGAGAAAATTAATCCTCCCCTTAATAATTGTTCTACTTATGCTTGAAATAAGAAGAAATTGTTAGCACCTAAAGTACAAACACATCTTTCAGAAAGGTAGTTTACTGTCATAGCATCTAACTCTTGATTTTGTGCTCCACCTGCTGAACCTGTAATCCAAGACTTGTAACGTCTGTCTTCAGTCTCAGAAGCTCTGTATCTAACATGTAAGAATGGTCTCTTAGCGTTTTTACCAAGTATTTGGTCATAAACTGTAGTTGAGCCTGCAGGAACTAAAAGTCCGTTGATTGCTCCACCTACTAATCCACCTCTCATTGTTGGGTCATTTAGATATTTCCACTCTGATTTGTAAAAGTCATAACCTCTTCTAAATCCTGTGAATCCTAAATTTAACGCCATTTCTTCATCGTTATCAAATAATCCGTAAGACGAACCACCTGCACCGTAAGAATTTTGAGCCGCTAACATATCATCAATATCAAATGAGAAGTTTCTGTTAACGAAAATTACATTTTCTTCAATAGAACCTTGCTTATCTAATCTTGAAATAATGCTATCAAAACCTGCTAAATCAACAGGATTTCCTGCACCCCAAACATTTCCTCTGTTTCCTACAACGTAGAATACACCTTCAGAACCTTTGTTACCTGCATCAGCGTAAGCAACTTGTGTTGCTGCACCTGAACCTGCTTCAGCCGGAACTGCTTCTACCATAGAAGTTTCTAAGTAATCATCAAAACGTAATCTTGTTTCATGCTCAGACTTTAAGTACCACATATATCCTGATGCTCCATCTTCAGTAGTTATTTCAATCCACCCAATTTGTGCCATATCAGAACCTGATACTTGGTACTTATCTTTTAAGATAATTGGAGAATTTTCAAAAATGAAATCAGAAGAAATTAATCCACCTTCCATTCCTGTAACACCTTTTCTGAATTCAGAACCATAAATAAATACAGATACTGTTCCTGCGTAAGCAGCTAAACCTGCAGCTTCGTAGAAACTTACAGTAAATGAATCAGCTGTAACCGCTGTAATAATACCTTTATTATTTAAAGTTGAAGCAACTGTATCGTCAGATATCATAACTGTTTGACCTTTTCTAAAACCAATCTGTCCTGCTGCACCTAAAGGAGCTACTGAACCTGATGGTTGTCTAGCCGGGTCAATTTGTGCTCCCGGAACTGTAAAAGTTTCTGCTGTTGCTCCTGCTGCTGCTCCACCTAATGTACACGCTGTATATTTAATGTGAAGTCTTCCTTGTTCTGCCCATTTGATAAGGTCAGAATTTGAAGGCATTTCTGCACCAACCATTCTTAAGAATGATGATACTGTTCTATTACCATATCTCTCAAACTCTTTTTCAAAAGTATCCGGTAGATACTGATTCAAATAGTTAAATTGAGTATTGCTAATATAGTTTGTTGACAACGCAACTTGTTGAGCACTTGGCTGCAACTGAAACGTTGGGTTTGCTAATACTGCCATAATTTTTTAATTTTTTAATTGTTAAACTTTATTTTCTTTTTAAACTTTTAATCCTTAAACTAGAACCTGAATCCGAGTTTAAAGCTCTAACTTTCATGCCTCCCTTCATAGTTGCGACTTCAGGTGTTCTACGAATATTCATATCAACATTTTTTGTTTTACGAACTACTCCTTCAACACCTTCAGACTTGCCTTGTTCATAAAAGAACTGAGCAAACTTTTCAGGATTCATTGCAAGTGATAAAGCTCTGTGGTAACCTTTGGCATCATTAATCATTCCTGTTTCTTCATCCATAAATTTATTTATGAAGTTTAAAACATTGGACTGTTTACTTTTTAACTCTGATGCATCACCGGGACTATAGGTAATTTTATTATCGCCTAACTCAAACTCAAAACCTTTGAACTCGTTAGAAAAAACTTCATCAGTTTTTTGTCTAAACCAATCTTGTTTTTTCTTAGTCACATCCTCATTACTCTTTGCACTTTTTTGCATTTGCTCAAACTCTTCTTTATATTTACTAGCTTCAGAATTTTCAACCTGTCTTGACTCAAGAGGCTGTTTATATTGTTCTTTCTGCTCTGTAAAATAATTTCTAGCTTTTACAACTGCTCTTTTCTTTGCTAACTTTTTTTTCTTAATTGCTTTTTCATCATCTACGTCTTCATCAAATGTATAGTCATCTAATAATGCATCTACATCTTCAGAATCAATAGCTTCATCAGTAGCTAAAAAATACTCTGCTAACAAATTATCAGGCTGCATAGATTCAAAATCTCTGTTTAAAGAAACATAATCCTCTATACCTCTGCCCGTATCTTTTTTATATTTTAAAAAAGCTGAAACATCTTCCGGTAAATCCGGTTGAGTTTCTCTTTCTTGAACTAATTCATCAAATGAATTAATTTCTTTATTATATCTTTTACCTAAATATTTTAATACTGACTCATCAGTTAATTCTAATTTAGGTTCTTCTTTTTTCTCAACAACTACTTCTGCAGTCTCACCTTGTTCTTCTTTAAGTTTGTGAGTATCTAGTAATTCTTGTTCTATTTCTGCTTTCCCTTTTTCAGGTCCGCTTACTTCTCTTACTTTAATGTTCTCTAAATTCATTTGATTCATTTGATTTTATTTTAATTTATACAAAGTTACATAATATATTAGCAAAAATTTGAACTATTTATCTAGGGTCAAATTCTGATAAGTCAAAACCATCTAAACTGTCTTCGTTAGACTCAAACGATTGAGGTGGTAAATTATTTTTCTTTTGATTAATAAGATTTGATTGTTGAGTATTTTGTTGGCTAATTCTTGCTGATTTAGAACCTTCTCTTTCTTTCTCTCTACTTGATAACGCATCTGCATCTACTTGTCTTAGTTGCATATTCATTTCAAATTCTTTATCCATTAAACCTGCTTTTAACTCAGCTTCAATTTTTAATTTTTCAATTTCAAAAGCAACATCAGCTTGACGATATTGCATCTTAGCTTGAGATTCCATTTGAATTTTTTGTTGAGCAATTTGTCCTGCCATTTGTTGAGACTTTAAATTTTGAGCCGCTACCATAGCTTGTTTCATAGCTTCTTTTTTATCGTCTTCTTCTTGCTTACGTCTTCTTTTTAATTTTAACAATTGATTAGCAAGTTTAATATTTTTTAACTGTCTAATGTCAATAGCATCTTCAAGATTAATATCTGACTTAGATAATGCCATTTGAATATTTTGCTCAAGCAATTGTTTTTGTTCTTCATCAGGTGCTACATTAATAAATATACCAAAGTCATATATATATAAATCTTGTATATCATTTAATATAGAAACATTAAACTTACCTATTTGATTTATAAATTCATCTTTAAAATCAGAATATTCTAAAACATCTGCAACTCTATAAGATAAAGCTTCAGCTAATGTTCTGTATACATATAAACTTGCATCTAAAATATGTCTAGTTGCTGTATTAGAATTTAAAGCTGCTAATTTTTGCACACCAACTAAAGCGTCAGGTGCAGGTGTAGAGCCATCTCTAGCTTCATTTAATCCTGTTACAGTTCTAATCATATCCATATAATGATTATAATTTGTAATTAACATTTGCGTTTTACTTGCTCCACTATTAGATGTTAGTTGCTGTATAGGAACTCTAGCTTGATTAAATTCACCATCTTGAGTATAACTTCTTCCTACCACACTCCCTGTTTGGAAATATAAACGTAAAGCATCTTCCGGATTATAAGCATTACCATTACCTAAATCAACTTCATTTAATCCATCAGCATCTATAAAGACACCATCCGGTACAACTTTAGCAATTACTTGTTGAAGTTTTAAATGAGTAATTTGAATTAAATCTGCAAATGGTATCATCCTTCTTGTTAAAGATTCTATAGAACCTTTATACATTCTTGGAGCTACAGCTACATAATTTGGAATAGCATGTTGTGATGCTGATTTAGGACGAACCATGTTTTTAGATAGTTCCCATTTTAATATAAAATTAGTTCCCATAACCATAACCCCTTCATACCAAACATCAATCCTTTTACTAACCTTTTCAAAGTTTCCTTCTTCCATTTGTTCTTCAGGAGGATTAAATTGGTCATTTTTTTCTATAACTTTACTACCACCACCATCATACTTTTTCTTTTTATATACAAACTCTTTAGTTGTTTTGTAATTAAAATACATTAAAGTAGCAGTATCTCTAAAAAATATACTATTTTGAAAATATTGTGCAGTATTAAAATAATCATACCAACTTTGACTATACTTACTTATTTCTTCTAAATCATCTGTAGTTAAAGAAGGTTGTATTTTTATTAACTCTGTAATTGGAACTGTTTTAATTTCTCCCCAATAAAAACAATCTTTAAAATGTTTATCTTCTGTATAGCTATAAACTACATTAGCAGGGTCTACATAGGAAACTTGTACTCCTGAACCTAATAAAAATTCATGTTTAGCACAACCAATTCCTAAAACTGTAATATCATAATCAATTTGTTTTCTAATATCATCATAATGATTATCTGCAAACAAAGTATTAATAGCTTCTTCTTCAGCAATCTCAATAGCAGGTTTATAATTAAGCTGCATATATAATGACAACTCTTCATCTGTAGTTGGTAAACTATCAGCGTTAACAATAAAAGGGTCTACATCAAAATCTTTTTGTATATTTTCTAATATATCTTTTGATGCCATTTGTCCTTCTACAACATCTTGATATTTACTTCTTTTTTGTTGTGACATTACATCTTGTGCATACGCCTCAACTTTAAATAATCTGTCAGACATTCCGTTAACAACTATGTCTACAAATTTTGGTATAATAGGAACAATTGACCAATCTAAGTTTAAATAACTTAAATCCCCATCAACTGCTAATTCGTTTTTATATTTTCCTATTGACTGTTCGCCTCTTGCGTAAAGTCTTAATCGGTTAAACATTTGCCATTGGCTATAGTATCTGCAACCAACTCCGTCTTTTCTAAACCACTCATATTGAATAGCCTGTCCTATTTGTAATCCAAAAGTATCGGTTTCTTTTTCGGAATCTGTAACAAATTGACTAGGGAATCCTGCAGAAGTGATATCTATATTAATTTCTTTCATTTACAATATTTCGCTAATAGTTCCTGTGTTCTTGTACCTTGCAAAGTTAATGCTTATTTTTGACTCTTTTTTGATTGGTAAATATAAGTGTTTTTGATTTGCCATTATGGCTAACCCTGAACTTATTGTTGCATCATACTTTGTTCTGTTAGATATATCAAATTTTGCCCAATCTTCTAATGTTCTTGTAAAATACATAGAACCCATCTCATCTGAATTTCTAAAAGACTCTTCTAAATCTAAACCTACATGTTTTTCTATATAAGATTCTACTGCAGATGCATGAGATTGTTTTACGTCTTCACTTGAATTAGGAATACCTCCTAACTCTCTTTCAGTTTTAGATAATTTATTAAATATTTTGTCAGGTCTATTCATGCTAAAACCTCTATATCCTCTGTTTTTAAAATGATATAATAATCTTGGTTTATTATTTTCACACAATAAAGGCATGCCATAAAATACACAAGCCATCAAAACTTCTTCAAAAAATATTTCTGCAGTTTGAGGTCTAGCAACGTATTCTAAAAAAAACTCATTACTAGGTGCATCATCCATATTAAATTTTGTCATTCCATGCAAAGCACCATTAGACCCACCGCCACCAACCACACCCGAGATATCGTATGAATCACAACCAAAAGAACCAATGTGTTCGTTAGAAGGATATTTTTTACCGTTTTTAATATAATATCTATTTTGTAATTCTTTTTTTGGAGTCCACCCTACATTAAACCTTCCTTTATTATCAGGTCTAAATATTACTTCTGTATCTTTAATTCCATCTTTCCAATAAAAACTTCCCCTTGTT